GTAGAATAAGAGAAGGCGTGGTGGCGTCGATCTGAGCCCGTGGGAGGTAGGACACAGTTGCCGTCCCGAGAGCTATTCATGATGATGGGGTTACCCGTTGACGTCGCGATATAGGACAGCACGACGTTGCTCAGGAGTACATGTTCGGGATTGACTCGAATCCTAAAGTAGACATTCGTTCTCCCCACAGGTATCTGATTGGTGGAAAGAGGTCCAATAGCACTGCCGTTAGGCTCATAGAAGTTCAGGAACGGCTGGAGATCGATGAAGTTGGGTAACTCCGGGGGGTGCTTAACAGTGGTCCTGAGCCATTTAGGGATGCGCAAAATAGCCTTCGACACCTCAAATCTGGTAGTAGAGCTCAAGATCAGGTCGCGTTGGAAACGGAGGCCGTTGTTTAACGGTTGTAACACCAAATCTGTGGTGGCCGTGATTCCTGTCAAAGCGGCGTCAATTTCGATCGGAACGGGAGTGTTAATCGTGGTCAGTTTGACGGGACCTCCACCCTGAACGAAACCCCGCAGTCGGAAGACATAAGGATAGTCTTCTGCCAAGGGGATGTCCCGGGCCAAACTGAGTGGTTCGTAGACGTCAGAAATCAATTTGTCCATGTTCACATCGCTGAAGACTGACGGCATCGTCTGGTCGAAATAATTCGTGTACGGGGCGGGTAGAGTGCTCGCTCGGGTCGTTGGGCGAAAGGCCAATAGTAACGGCTCCTCACAAATGTCCACGACCCTGGTCACCGCCAAAGTCGGGTTGGCCACCGTGGTCTGCACAGGGGGGTCCACAGGTCTGATAATTGCCGCACCCTCTTTCACGTTGTTCTTCTGCGGGGACATGCCCACTAGAGGCTCTCTGAGCAGAGTCAATTCGATATCTTTTGACATCCTCTGGTAAACGTTAATCGTCACCGAGGATTCAGAATCCTGGGATGGTACCATCAACGGCGAAAACACGGACATGGTAAGCACACCGTTCGCGTAAGGGGATGGTGTGTTGTACTCTCCCGTAGTCTGGTTGGAGATTTGGGCCATCGCCGATACAGTCGGAAGGAAGGGGGTACTCTGGCCCCAACCTATTTTGGCAACGTGTGAAGTCTTCTCCCCTATGTCCATGACCACCATGTAGTTCTTATTGTACTCCCCGTTGGTACGCGTATATAGAGGGTCCCACACGAACAGGAGCTTACCGCGGTGGTTGGAGGAACAGATCACTTCGAACCGATATTCGCACGTTCCCCTCCACCATGTGAAAGGGAGGGACACCCAGCACGAAGGGGTCACATGATGTTCCTGATTGGGAGCAATGCCCTCGATCAAACCGTGGAAGGGTGAGCACCGAAAAGAAGCCAAAGGCGTATCGTGGGGGGTAGTGGAGCTCCAATTGAATGATCCGATGAAACTTTCCCGATTGGCTAGTGAAGTAAAGGACAGGTCCTGTCTCTCGGACCACATCGATGACGGGTCTGTTGAAAGGTCGGAGCGATCTTGTAGGGAGAGATTGTGGACATCCTTAGTCGCGTTAACAAAACCTGTTTCCATTCTTGTGTTGATCGCCGATTCATTGACCACCTTGAGGAGTGGCAGTGAGTGCGTAGTGGGCATACACAATTCCAAATCGGTGAAGTGGGCCATAACCGTGATCGTACAGGGTTGGTCACCGCCATTGGCCATGGCCAGCGGGACAATGGTTCTCATGTATAATCTGCCGAGTTGAGTCATCTCATCAGACAAGAGGTCCACGTAATCGCGATTGAATATGAAAGGAAGGATCATCTCTCCCCCTTGGGATTCGCGGGGAGAGAGAACGACCCGAGGACGTTGGGAGAATTCGACTAGATCTGCTTCCGATGTGGGTTCGTATTCCGTCATCTCATCATGAAGAGGTAGTGGGAGATATCCTAGCCAGACCTCACCCGAGTGGAACTGGTTCCCGTCGATCAATACCTTGATGTGGACCTTGCCCCTGAAGAAGCGGAAGAATTCCATTTTGTTACGTATGACAGGATTCGCCATGAGCAGTGACCACGGGTCAAACACCGAATTCAGAATGGAACCTACCGACCAGGAAAACGTCTTCAATCGAACGGGGCGAGTCTGTACTGTCATGGGGGTGTCGTGGGTTTTCACAGTTCCTGCAGCCGGGGAACTGGTGGCGGCCACAGCCATTACATCTGCTGTGGAGGATGGAGTTACAAACTCAATGTTGTTTTCTTGATTTTGGTTTGAGACACTTTTTAATTCTAAGGGTGGAGCCATGTCAGTCTCGTCCTCTGCACCAATTCCATCAACTGAATGCCGGCTAATCCCCTGGTGAGAGATCATAGCAGGTAATCTTTCCAGCTCACGTGTAGCTCTTGCATCATGCGGGTCTACAAGTCCCTTTTTCACCATTCCGTGGTAAAATCGGTTTCTCGCGTCCTTTATCTCATCTTCGGAGAGATGGGTGGGGGCTCTCTTCCGCATCACCGCGAGATAGTGTGCGTAGGATCCAGACAGGGCTCTGGCGTGTATGTGTAACCGATCAGCTTCCGTGCAGGCATTCAACAACCTCGTTCTCATGTCATTGAACACATCTTCCCCATGCAGGACGAGTTCTTCGAGCACCGTCCGGACAATATTACGTTCTACAACGGAGGGGCTTTCTTTGGAGGGAAGCATGCAATGTAAGGAGCGGGATAGAGACTTGAGAGACAAGGGCCCGACGATCCTGTTAAAATCGTCCGACCACACGAACCCACGTTGGCAACACGACAGCTGAAATAACTCGAGGCCATCTTCCACAGCTGAGCCCTTTTCTGAACTTGTGATAGTGACTCCCTTGCACATAAACCAAAGAGTGACGAAAGACATGTTGAACCCCCTCAAAACACAGGACATGAGACTGTCGTCACCAATTGAGCCCAACTTCACGTTACAATTGAAGTCAGCTAGAAGATCTGAACACTCTTCCTCCGTCAATTCGTTCATCTCGTCCCTGACATCCTGTAGTATAGTGGACGTTAGAGTGCGTGGGTCCAGGAGGCGTCTCAGGATCAACTTCAATGCCACGTAGGCCTCGCGAATGCGTAGTTGAACTCCTGCGATGTTGTTCTGGGTGATGGTCAGCTTGTTACCGCTTGTGTTCAGGGCCATCCAGAGAACCTCTCCGTACAAGTTGAGGAAGGGGACAGCCAATTCCATCCCACACTTCCGTATGTACGAGACGTGCTCGGGGGAAGCGCCCAATGCCTCGGCCAGCCTGGCCAAGACCTCGGTCGTTGCCTCCAGCTCCTGACTATTGAAGGAAAGATCCATCTTCTTAGTATCCGCGTCCAGGAAAGTAACCTCTGAACCTTCCATGCACATGTGGTCATAGGCAATATCATGCCAATCCTGGGACTGATAGGACACCCCTTCGTAGTGGCGGCTCGTCAACGGTATGGCCCTGAGCATTCCAATAATATCGCCAAAAATCATCGTCTGCGCCACATGGTGGGCCATAGACTGGGAGGTAACGGTGCGTCCGGAACCATTTCCGGATTCGATCTTGCTCAAGAGTGTTGGATCATCTTTGATTGCTGCCTGTACGATGGTGTTGCATGTTGTGCCTCTATCCCAAGACCTGAAAACGTGAATGATCTCCTTCTTTAGCTCGGGGGTGCAAGAGGGAATAAGGTCGGGATAATCTATCACCGCTTGGTGTGTGCCCACACTATGTGACGATGGCGGAATCGAATCAACGGCTGCACCGGCGTCGTCAAACTCAGGGAGTTCCATCCCTGCCTCCTCCTCATCGGGGAAACGTGACTTTATCACCCGCGTATATTTCTTCCCTGGGCATCCACCCCCGCAAGCCTTATTCAGGGACATGGGCTTGACGAAATTGTTATCTG